TGGTACATTCTGCGCCCACCCCCACCCCCTTCGTTCTTTTCCACTCCCCCCGGAAAGTCGCCATTTTCAAAACCCCCCCGGGTACTTACCCAAAAATAAATTGACGGGGGGTATATTTTTTTGTTATAGTTTGCCTACCCCGATCCTTTTGGGTGCTACAAAATACCAATGCTAAACATTGAGCCGACTTCGGAACACCAAGTTCCATTTGATTTATCCGATGAGTTGCCACTCACTCATAAGGATGCAGTGACGATTGCTGTTAATACCGCAAGCCTTATAGAAGAGCTTGGGGGCTCACTCGACTTCGACGAGAAGGCGGGTAGGCAGGCGCTCGACCTAGTAAAGAATTCAAACCCGTCGGCGAAACCCAAACACGTTAATGACTCGGCCATAGCCGCAGTGCTGCGCAGTCAAGTAAAGACGCTGGACTTCCGAGCGTTTGAAGACATCCACCAAGCTAGAAACTTCATAACCAACCGGCTAGTAGAGCTGGCTGTGTGCGGCGATGCGAAGTTAGAGATAAAAGCGCTTGAGTTGCTGGGCAAACACAGTGACGTTGGCTTGTTTACAGAGCGCAGCGAGATTACAGTACATCACACTACTAGCGAAGCACTAGAGAATTCTATAAAGGAGCGTGTCAAACGCTTACTGAACGCTGACATTGTGGACATCAACCCAGTGCCAAGTAATTCACTTGACGAAGAGCTGGGTATGCCGTTTGAAGAATACGTACCCGACGAAGATGAAGACGAACTAGGGGAAAACCCTGACGTCGAGGATGAAACCGATGAGTGAAATCACACTCAAAGACATCGCAGCCCTGATTGACTCGGGCAAACTCTCAGAGCGAGACCTATCTGTGCTCGAAGCGCAGCTAACTAAACTAGAGAAGCTCAAAAACAGAGAGCTAATCCAGAAAAGGTTCATGAAGTTCGTCGAAGCAGTGTGGCCCAGCTTCATTGGGGGTAGACACCACGAGAGAATGGCCGCAGCATTTGAGCGTGTAGCGCGTGGAGAGTGCAAGAGGCTCATTATTAACATGCCTCCGCGTCATACCAAGTCAGAATTCGCATCATATTTGCTTCCAGCGTGGTTCTTGGGGCAGTATCCGGGCAAAAAAGTCATTCAAACGTCCCACACAGCCGAATTAGCGGTAGGTTTCGGGCGAAAAGTACGTAACTTGGTGGATACCGAGCTGTATCAAGAGATTTTCCCTGATCTACACCTGCAGTCTGACTCAAAAGCGGCTGGTCGGTGGAACACATCCAAGGGTGGTGACTACTTTGCTATTGGTGTGGGCGGTGCGGTGACTGGTAAAGGTGCCGACATCCTAATTATTGACGACCCGCACTCAGAACAAGAAGCTGCCATGGCAGCCAGCAACCCAGAAGTCTATGACAAGGTGTACGAGTGGTATACGTCTGGACCTCGACAGCGTTTGCAGCCGGGTGGAGCTATTGTTATTGTTATGACTCGCTGGGCTAGCCGTGATTTGACTGGTCAGGTGATTAAGTCAGCCGCGCAGCGTGGTGGTGAGGAGTGGGAGGTCATTGAGTTCCCAGCTATCCTACCTTCGGGTAAACCCCTATGGCCAGAGTTTTGGTCCATGGAGGAATTGAGTGCGCTGCAAGAAGAACTCCCTAACTCCAAGTGGCAAGCACAGTACCAGCAGAATCCTGTAGGTAACGAGTCAGCTATTGTTAAGCGAGACTGGTGGCAGTGGTGGGAGAAGGACGACCCACCATCGTGTGAATACATCTTACAAACATGGGACACTGCGTTTGAGAAGAACCAGCGCGCCGACTACTCCGCTTGCACGACGTGGGGTGTGTTTACTAACGCAGAAGACGGGACGGCCAACCTCATACTATTAGATACGTACAAGAAGCGGGTCGAGTGGGTTGAGCTAAAGCGCGATGCGCTGGCACAGTACAAGATGTGGGAGCCAGACGGACTGTTGATTGAGAAAAAAGCAACTGGCGCTCCGCTGATATATGAGCTTAGGTCAATGGGTATACCTGTTCAGGAATATACGCCGAGTCGCGGACAAGACAAAATTGCCCGTTTAAACAGCGTTTCAGACATAATTGCATCAGGGAAAGTATGGGTTCCCCGTACGCGCTGGGCGGAAGAGTTAGTTGATGAAGTTGCTGCGTTCCCTTCTGGAGAACATGATGACTTGGTTGACGCGACAACTTTGGCCCTAATGCGGTTTCGATCCGGGGGCTTTTTACGTCTACCATCAGACGAGCCCGAAGAAACTAAATGGTTTAAGAGTAGGCGCGGCGAGCGCTTTTATACAGTCTAAGGATAAATTATGGCAATGGATAAAGGTTTATATGCGGCTCCTGCGGGCATTACAGACGTAGAAGACATGGCAGGCATGCCAGCTATTGAGATTGAAATTGAAGACCCGGAGTCAGTATCTATTGGCATCGACGGTATCGAGATTGATATTGAGAAGAGCAAGCCAACAGCAGAAGACTTTGACGCTAACTTGGCCGACTTCATGGACGACTCTCAACTAGAGTCATTAGGCAGCGACTTGGTTGCTGAGTTTGAGAAAGACATTGGCGACCGAAAAGACTGGATGCAGACTTACGTGGATGGCCTGAAGTTATTGGGCTTGAAGTACGAAGATCGCACCGAGCCATGGGAAGGCGCATGTGGTGTGTTTCACCCAATGTTGACCGAGTCTGTTGTTAAGTTCCAAAGCGAAGGTATCACCGAGACGTTCCCAGCAATGGGCCCTGTCAAGACGCAGATCATTGGTAAAGACACCAAAGAAAAGCTAGAGGCAGCCGAGCGCGTCAAGGAAGACATGAACTACCAGCTCACGGAAGTGATGCAGGAGTACCGCCCAGAGCACGAGAAGATGTTGTGGTCACTGCCACTGGCTGGCTCAGCGTTTAAGAAGGTGTACTACGACCCAAGCAAGGGACGTCAAGTAGCTATCTTTATTCCCGCCGAGGACATCGTGGTTCCGTATGGCGCGTCTAGCCTTGAGACTTCTGAGCGTGTGACTCACGTTATGCGCAAGACCAAGAACGAGGTCTTGAAGCTACAAGCAGCAGGGTTTTACTCCGACGTTGACTTAGGTGAACCAAGCAACGAGTTGGACGACATCGAGAAGCAAAAGGCAGAAGAGCAAGGGCTCTCAGCTATTAATGACAACCGCTACCGCATCCTTGAGATGCACGTTGACTTGGACCTCGAAGGTTTTGAAGACCTAGACAAAAAAGGCGAGCCTACAGGTATCGCCCTGCCGTACGTGGTTACTGTTGAGAAGGCTACAGGCGCTATCTTAGCTATCCGCCGCAATTGGTATGAAGAGGACGTTCTTCAGATTAAACGCCAACACTTCGTGCACTACCAATACATCCCGGGTTTTGGCTTCTATGGCTACGGTCTTATCCACTTGATTGGTGGGTACGCTAAGTCTGCAACGATGTTGATTCGTCAGTTGGTGGACGCTGGCACGTTGAGTAACTTGCCGGGTGGTTTGAAATCTCGGGGCTTGCGTATTAAAGGCGACGATACTCCAATCGCTCCGGGCGAATTTCGGGACGTGGATGTGCCTTCCGGATCGATCCGTGACAATATCTTACCACTCCCGTACAAAGAACCAAGTCAAGTTTTGTACACGTTGTTTCAAACCATCGTGTCAGAAGGTCGGGCCTTTGCATCTAGTGGTGATATGAACGTTTCTGACATGAGCGCTAACGCTCCTGTTGGTACCACACTGGCGATTCTTGAGCGTATGTTAAAGGTGATGGGCGCGGTTCAGGCGCGTATGCACTACACGATGCGTCAGGAGTTCAAGCTCTTGAAGGCAATCATCGCCGACTACGCACCGGAAGAGTACGACTACGAACCAGAAGAAGGAAGCCGACTGGCACGCCGCGCTGACTATGACTCAGTGGATGTCATCCCTGTGTCTAACCCCAACGCTAGTACCACTGCGCAGAAGATTATTCAGTATCAGTCAGTACTGCAGTTGTCACAGCAGGCCCCACAGTTGTACAACTTACCAATGCTGCACCGTCAGATGATTGAGGTGTTGGGCATCAAGAACGCCGAGAAGCTTGTTCCGGTTGAGGAAGACGCGGTTCCTGTTGACCCCGTGCAAGAGAACCAGAACATGTTGACGGGCAAACCGGTCAAGGCGTTTATTGAGCAGAACCACGAGGCTCACATTGCTGTGCACATGTCTGCTATGCAGGACCCCAAGATTCAACAGATCGTTGGTCAGAGTCCACTAGCTCAGCAGATGCAGGCGGCGATGATGGCTCACATTAACGAGCACGTAGCGTTTGAGTACCGTCGTCAGATTGAGACCCAGCTTGGCTTACCGATGCCGACAGAGGAAGAGAACAAGCGTATGCCAGAAGAGTTGGCGTCGCAGATTGCACAGTTGGCCGCCCAAGCATCACAACGTTTGTTACAGCGTGACCAAGCCGAAGCATCACAGCAGCAAGCCTCGGAGCAACAACAAGACCCAATACTGCAGATGCAGATGCAAGAACTCCAACTCAAGGTGAAGAAGTTAGAACTTGAGGAGAAGAAACTAATCACTGACGCAGCGGCCAAAGCCGACCAGTTAGAGATCGAACGTGAACGCTTGCGCTCACAAGAACGTATCGCTGGTATGCAGATTGGGGCTAGGGTCGAGGGCGACAAACGCAGCTTGTCAGCCAAACAGCAATCGGAAGGTGTCCGTCTGGGCATCGACATTGCTAAATCTAAAGTCCAAGCGGCGCAACAAAATCGGGCTAAGGCTCAGCAAACACCTAAAAATTAATGGACGCTAAATTAGCAAACTACCTGCTTTCGGAGTTCGACAAGCTCCGGGCAGAGCAAGCAGCATTTTTAACCACCGGTAGAGCAGCAGACCATGCTGAGTACCGGCACCTCTGCGGCGTAATCCGGGGTCTTACGCATGCCGAGTCTATTGTCAAAGACCTTGTGCAAAGATTGGATGATGATTATGAGTGAGTTTGATACAACCGCAGTTGACCTGTCAGGTATTTTAAATACCACGGCAGAGCAAAAAGCCAAACAACTACCGGACCCTAAAACGTTCCGTCTGTTGTGTGTCGTGCCGGAAGCCTCGGAAGAGTTTACCGATAGCGCGATTGTTAAGTCCAGCATGTCAATGATGCATGAAGAAGTACTTACTCCAGTGCTGTTTGTTGTCAAATTAGGACCTGATGCCTATAAGGACGCTACCCGCTTCCCGAACGGACCATCATGTCAAGCAGGCGACTTTGTTATCGTCCGACCCAATTCAGGCACCCGTCTGAAGATTCATGGCCGTGAATTCCGCATCATCAACGATGACTCGGTTGAAGCGGTTGTGGAAGACCCCCGCGGCATTTCGCGTGCAAGCTAAGGAATAAATAATGGCAAACAAAATTGATGACGAATTTGTCTTCCCGGATGAAGAGCCGAAGAAGGTAAAGGCCGAGGAGGACGACTTTGAGATTGAGATCGAAGACGACACTCCCGAAGTGGACAGGAAAAAGGCCGTAGCCCCACCCCCTGAAGAAGTAACCGACGACGAACTAGCTACGTACGACGAGAAGGTTCAAAAACGAATCAAACGTTTTACTCGTGGGTATCACGACGAGCGCCGCGCAAAGGAAACAGCTTTTCGTGAGCGTCAGGCCGCGGAAGATTTTGCTCGTACTATCTTAGAGGAGAACAAAAGTCTCCAACAACAGTTAGCGTCGGGTAGTCAAGTTTATATTGAGCAGGCCAAACAAGTCGCTGAGAACGAACTGTCTTCGGCAGAACGTAGCTACAAGGAAGCCTATGACGACGGCGACTCAGATGCAATGCTCGCTGCTCAACGGAAGATAGCGCAGGCAACATTAAAGCTGGATAAAGCCAGTAATATGAAGCCTTTACAAGTCAAGGAAAATGAGGTACAAATACCACAGGCTCCTAAAGTTGATGAACGCGCTGAAAAATGGCGCAGCAACAACGACTGGTTCGGTAAAAATCGAGCTATGACCGCATTTGCTTTAGGCTTACACTCAGAATTAGTGGAAGATCGTGGTATAAACCCCACATCTAATGCGTACTACCAAGAAATTGATAGTACTATGCGTAAGAAATTCCCCGAGCAGTTCGGGAGCTATGAGGATGATGATACTCCTCCACCAGAAGTATTAGACCCGGTAGAAGAGGAAACTCCCCGCCGTGCAACAAAACCCGCTACCGTTGTGGCCCCGGCCTCACGTAGCACTCCGCCTAATCGTATTCGTTTGAAGGCTTCAGAGGCAGCTATTGCTCGCCGACTGGGTGTCCCTTTAGAACTATATGCGAAACAGGTTGCTCAACTTAAGAGAGGTGAATAATGGCCGAACAACAGAAACGTCTGAGCCGCGAGCTCGATGACCGTACCGCAACTTTTCAACGTGTTGAATCGTGGCGTCCCCCTGAAGTTCTACCGATGCCGGATGAGCGTCCCGGTTGGAAACACCGCTATGTTCGACTAAGTACCATGGGTATAGCCGATGCTAGCAATATCTCTTCAAAGTTACGTGAGGGGTATGAGCCCTGCAAAGCAGAGGATTATCCTGAGCTAATGATGCACGCTACTACTGAAGGCCGTTTTAAAGGCGGTATTGAGGTAGGTGGACTATTGTTATGTCGTATTCCCGAGGAATTCCTCAAGCAACGCGCCGCTTATTACGAGCAGCAAAGTAAAGCTCAAGTGGAATCGGTTGACAATAATTTCCTTCGTGAAAATGACCCACGTATGCCTCTGTTCTCAGAGAAAAAGACAAAGGTTAGTTTCGGTTCTGGTTCTTAATTTTTGGAGTCCTTAAATGGCAACTACCGCTTCTCCATACGGGCTAATCCCCGTAAAGCGCGCCGACGGCATGGCTTATGCTGGCGCAACTTCAGAGTACTTAATTGATCCCGCAGGTGAGGCCACAAACCTTTTCTACGGCCAAGTAGTACATATCGGTGCTGATGGTTACATCGCTTTGTCTGACGCCACTGGCGCTGACGGCACTACTAACGCCCTGCCTACAGGTACCACATTGACTGGTTCTTTGGGTGTGTTTGTTGGTTGCGAGTACATCAACGCACAAGGTCAAGTGATCCACAGCCAATACTACCCAAGCGGTACTACAGGCGTGGTCAAGGCTTACGTTGTTGACGATGCAAACGTGTTGTTCCAAGCTCAGATGGACGGTGTAATCGACCAATCTGACATCGGCGCAAATACTTTCTTCGCTGCCGCTCAAAGCACCTCTACTGGTTCTACCCGTACTGGTAAGTCTACGAGCGCTTTGGAGTCAACAACTGTGACTACCACCGCTGCCTTCCGTATTGTGTCCGCTGTTTCACCTATCGGTGACGCGTTCCCAGATGTGTTGGTGAAGTTCAACCCCGGTTACAGCAGCTCCACAAACGCTGTTGGCCTGTAAGGAGTATTAAAAAATGGCAATTTCACGCGCACAACTACTTAAAGAGTTGCTCCCGGGTCTGAACGCATTGTTTGGTATGGAGTATGCCCGCTACGGCGAAGAGCATAAAGAAATCTACGAAACCGAGACTTCAGAGCGCTCTTTTGAAGAAGAGACTAAGCTGTCAGGTTTCAGCACTGCCCCAGTTAAAGCTGAAGGCTCTGCGATTTCTTATGACAACGCGCAAGAGGCATGGTCAACACGCTACACGCACGAGACCATCGCTCTAGGCTTCTCTATTACTGAAGAAGCAGTTGAAGATAACTTGTACGACAGCTTGTCTGCTCGCTACACCAAGTCTTTGGCCCGCGCCATGTCTTACACCAAGCAAGTTAAAGCAGCCGCTACCCTGAACAACGGTTTCAGCGCTTCATACTTGGGTGGTGACGGCGTAGCTCTGTTCTCAACAGCGCACCCCACCGTTGGTGGTGGTACTAACTCTAACGCTCCTTCTACTGGCGTTGATTTGAACGAGACTTCTTTGGAAGCCGCCGTTATTCAGATCGCTGCTTGGACCGATGAGCGTGGTCTGTTAATTGCCGCTAAGCCCCGCAAGATCATCGTGCCACCAGCATTGATGTTTGTTGCTAAGCGTTTGTTGGACACCGAATTGCGTGTCGCAACTGCGGACAATGACTTGAACGCGTTAAAGTCTATGGGTTCTATCCCTGAAGGCTACGCAGTTAACCACTTCTTGACAGACACAAACGCTTGGTTTATCTGTACTGATGTTCCTAACGGTTTGAAGCACTTCGTGCGTACTCCTATGAACACGTCTATGGACGGTGACTTTGACACCGGTAACGTACGTTACAAGGCCCGCGAGCGTTACAGCTTCGGCTGGTCTGATCCATTGGGCATGTGGGGTTCTTCAGGTAGCTAATTAGGGTTTACCCTAGTTGATTAAGATTAAGGGCTCCTTCGGGGGCCCTTTTTCTTTGTGTGGTGTTCATCATGGTGATGTATGCGGTGACAGTTAGCGCATAGGGGCACGCACTTCTTGATCTCTTCCCGCGCTGCGGCGTACCGCCTGCTACTTACCAACATATGCACGCTGGCTGTTTTGGTAGCGGGGTCTACGTGGTGAAAGTCAATAACTGCGGGGTGGCTAAACCCACAGATAGCGCAGGACAGCGAAGCCCTATAGTTAGTCCACTCAGCTTTTTCTTTTTTGTGCTGCGATGCTGTACGCGCTATTGAAAGCTCTTTATTGTTGGCGTAGTACCGAGCGGAGTACTCGCGCTGCTTTCGCTTGCGTTCATCGGGGTCTTTAATTGGCATAGCGAGATTCTAGTTGCATTGAGCTACAGTAGGTGTTATATTCATACCAATCCGGGGTTATCCGGTGTATCTGACAGTCCCGGCTGACGACATGCAGACAGATACGCCACACTTGCATGTAAGGAAACATATCATGGCAACCACATTCTCTGGCCCAGTAATTTCAAATAACGGTTTTTCTGGCGCTATTACTGCCACCACCGATGTCAGCATGACTGGCACTGCTAACGTAATCGTTATCCCAACTAGCGACCCCGGTGTTGTTGGCGCAATCTGGAATAACGCAGGTACCTTGGCCGTTTCTGCCGGTTAATTTAGCTCACCTCGGCAACGGGGTTTTATTGTTTTAAGGAGCTAAATTATGAGCTACACGCAAACAGACGTAAAGTCCGGCTTTTGTGAAGTTGGCGCGACCACAGTAGTAACAACGCAACGCTCACGTTTAAAAGGGATGGTTATTAGCCACCCTTCTGGCGGAACGGTTGTGATAAATAACGGCGTAGGCGGCGAACAACTATATGAGTTTACTGCCCTAGCAGTCATCGGCTCAATCGCTATTACTATTCCCGGCGAAGGCATACTAGCGACAAACGGAATAGCGGTTACAACGGCAGCGGCCACTAGAGTAAATATTTTCTATGGCTAAGTCAGAAGCATGGACGCGCAAAGCAGGCAAGGACCCAAAGGGCGGCCTCAACGCCAAAGGGCGAGCCTCTTACAACAAAGCGAATCCGGGAAAACCCGGATTAAAAGCTCCAGCGCCAAAGCCAAAGACGGACAAGGACGCAGCACGGCGAAAGTCCTTCTGCGCAAGGATGTCGGGTATGAAGTCGAAGCTGACGAGTGCCAAGACCGCCAAAGACCCGAACAGCCGTATAAACAAGAGCCTTAAGGCGTGGAATTGCTGATATGACTATTAACGTATCTGAGACGACCAAACACGCCGTAGACGCGGCGTCTATGTTCACTGTATTAGGAACACTTGTGGATTTCTTACCCGCCGTGGCCGCAGGGCTCAGTATTATTTGGTCTGTGATTCGTATCTGGGAAACCGATACTGTGCAGGACTTCTTGAAGAAATGGAAAAAACCATGACCCCAAATCAAATGCGTGCCAGAGCCAAGAAGCTAGAAGCTGAAGGTGGCAACCGAGACCTCATCAACAAGCTGTTAGACGACGCCAATGACGCCGAGCGAAAAGCGTACGAGGCTGGTAAAAAAACCGGCGAGTACAAAGAAGGCGGTAAAGTCAAAGGCATGCACCGTATGCCTGATGGCACGATGATGAAAGACAGTGCGCACAAGAAAGCTGGTGGCAAAGTCGGACCAAAGATGCAACAAGTAGCTGCACGTGCTGTCAAAGGTCATGAGAAGCGTATGCACGGCAGCAAGAAAATGGCTGCAGGTGGTTCAGTCCGTGGTGATGGATGTGCTGTTAAAGGCAAAACAAAAGGCCGCATGGTCTAAGGAGCATTAATATGTCTAAATTTGGTGATGAATTCAAAGCAGCCCGCGCAGCAGGCAAAAAAACTTTTATGTTCAACGGTAAG